ACAAAACTTTCAAGACATTGCAGAAATGTGGTCTATCTTTTTAGAAAAACCGATCAACCGTCAACAAGTGGCGGTCTGCATGGTTCTGGTAAAAGCAGCCCGTCTGATGAAGTCCAACAAACAGGACTCTTGGGTAGACATTTGCGGCTACGCAGCATTAGGGGGCGAAGAATGAACTGTTGGCACTGTAAGACCCAACTCTTATGGGGCGGTGATGAGGACTGTATATTTGAAGAAGATTTTGATATGGTGACCAACCTATCCTGCCCAACATGCGAAAGCTTTGTTTTAGTATTCTACAAGGAAAAAGAAGATGAGCCTACAAATGGCGATGTTCACGCCGAACAGTGAATGGGTGCCACCAAGCGAGTTGCCCGATCTTACAGGCGCTAAAAAGATCGCAATCGACTTGGAAACCAAGGACCCGAACATTAAAAACTCTGGACCCGGATGGGCCACAGGAGATGGAGAAGTCGTAGGCTACGCCGTTGCCACAGAAAACTGGAAGGGTTATATCCCCATCAGGCACTTTGGCGGCGGCAACATCTGTGAAAAACAGGCCAACCGCTGGCTTAAAAAAGTGTTTGAAAGCCCTGCCGACAAGATCATGCACAACGCTCAGTACGACGCGGGGTGGGCAAGGCGCATGGGTTTTACCATCAACGGTAAAATCATCGACACAATGGTCCTCGCTTCTCTTTTAGATGAGAACAGGTTTAGCTACACGCTCAACTCCCTATCGTTTGATTACCTTGGCAAGGTCAAGTCGGAGAAAGAACTGGTCGAAGCCGCAAAAAATTTTGGCGTAGACCCAAAGGCCGAAATGTGGAAACTGCCCGCAATGTTCGTAGGACCCTACGCAGAGGCCGACGCCGAACTGGCGCTCGAACTACATAACTACTTTTCCGTAGAAATAGCTAAAGACGGCCTCACAAATATCGTGGACGTCGAAACACGGCTCCTGCCCTGCCTGCTTGACATGACATGGCGCGGCGTCCGCGTTGATATAGACAAAGCCGAAAGAACGCGGAACGCGCTTCTCAAACGAGAAAAAGAAGTTCTGAAAAAAATACGCAGCGTCGTCGGATTTGATGTAGAAATCTGGGCGGCACAGTCGATAGCCAAGGCTTTTGACGAGGCGTCCCTGCCATATGAAAAGACAGAAAAGGGACAGCCGTCCTTCACAAAAAGCTTTCTGTCCGATCACCCGCACGAATTGGCGCAGCTAATCGTGACTGCCAGAAACCTAAACAAAACATCTGGCACGTTCATCAACACGATCCTCAAGCACTGCAGATCAGACGGGCGTATCCACGCGCACATAAATCAAATCCGCTCCGACGATGGTGGAACAGTTTCTGGACGCATATCCATGAACCACCCCAACCTTCAACAAATCCCTGCGCGGGATCCGGAACTGGGGCCAATGATCCGCAGCCTCTTTCTTCCAGAAGAAGGGGACCAGTGGGCCGCAATAGACTTCTCGCAACAAGAACCACGGATCTTGGTTCACTACGCACACTTGTTTGGTGAACAACGAGGCCGTCCGCTCAAAGGAGCGAAAGAGTTTGTAACCAGCTACAACGAAGACAGTAGCACAGACTTCCACACGATGGTCGCAGAGATGGCACAAATACCGCGTAAGCAAGCCAAAACCATTAATCTTGGCATGATGTACGGTATGGGCGTGAACAAACTGGCGGCACAGTTAGACATTCCGGTGGATGAAGCCAAAACTATCGTGGCCCAGTACCATGAACGCGTTCCGTTTGTGAAAGCTTTGATGAACGGCGTGATGAACAGGCTGAATGAACGTGACAGTCGGGGCGCTTTGCGTTCTCTGCTTGGTCGTAAGCTGCGCTTTAACCTCTGGGAGCCAGACGGATTTGCCATGAACAAGGCAATGCCCTACGAAGAAGCCGTGAAAACATATGGCGACACAACCAGATTAAAACGGGCTTACACGTACAAAGCGCTGAACCGCCTGATCCAAGCGTCCGCCGCAGATATGACAAAGCAAGCTATGGTAAATATCTACGAAAGCGGGCGTCTTCCGCTGATCCAAATCCACGACGAAATCGCAATGTCTGTTAAAGACAGAGATGATGCAAAAGAGGTTGCCAACATAATGGAAAATGCTGTACCATTAACTGTGCCCAGTCTCTGTGACGTGGAAGTCGGCCCTTCGTGGGGCGAAGCCGTCTAAGAGATTGATGTACTGCTCATTGGTTGATTTGCCTCAATCATAACTTGCCCGCCAGTTTGACATGTTCTCCTTGATAACTGGCGGGTTTTTTCTTGTCATTTCGCATAACATCCTATATTGTTGGACAAAACTAGAGAGGTTCATATATGGATACCGATAAATGGAAGAGCGTCCTCGTGCCGATTGAGGTTTACAAAGAGATCAAAGCGCTTGCACAGTCCGAAGGCCGCACGATCAGCGGACAGTTGCGGATAATTTTCGAAAGTTACAAGCGTGAGAAAGAAAACGCTTGACCTGTCGCATAATATCATATACTCTGGGCCTACCTCATAAAAGATTTGGAAGCGCCCTGAAGTTTACTTTGGGGCGTTTTCATGTCTGACAAAGACGATTACATAATCGCGTTGAAAGAAACCAACAATTTAATCGACGAATTAATAGACGCCGAACTGAACGCAGGGGCCGCGTACACAGGTATACTGACCGCGGCCCTGTTCCGTCTTTTAAAGGGAAGCACCGACAAACAAGACGTCTTGGGCATTTTAGGTGCCGCAATGGCGTCCGCCGCGGCACATATAGAGATGGAACAATCTATTTTATCAGATATTCACTAATAGTATTGACATTATCTTATAGCATCGCATATACTCCTTTACACTAACTTCGCAAAAGGAGAACTTAAATGCGTAATGTAAGAGTACACTTCGAAGGTATCGCACCTTATAGTCAATCTAAAATGCATGAAGAGCCCAAGCTGCCAAAAGAAACAGCCGACGCTTACGAAACCAGAACATGGCGTTCAAAATGCACCGTCGATAAAGATGGAAACATCATCATCCCCGCTATGGCGATTAAGTTTAGTCTGTCTGCCGCCGCTAAAAAACTCGGCACACAAATTCCGGGCCGCGGCAAATCTACCTACACCAAATATTTTGAAGCCGACGTCGTCCCACTGAACGATCCAAAGCTGGAGGTCAAACAAGCCGACGTCCGCGGCGAACGGCTCAACGTCAATGCTGACGGTGTACGAGGATCAGGTAAGCGCGTATGGCGAACCTTCCCCGTCGTTGACACAGGATATAAATCCTACATCGACTTTATGATTATGGATGACACAATTACAAAAGACGTTTTTGTAGATGTCTTCACCGCCGCAGGTTCTGGTATTGGCATTGGACGTTTCCGCCCAGAAAAAGGCGGCACTAACGGACGTTTCCGCCCAGTTAAATTCGAATGGTCATAATTTACACATCATCGCGTCGCGCCGTACTTCGGCGCTTCGCTGCGCTCCTCATCGCGCCGCAACGATTTGTTATGTACTACGCAATGTGCCGCTACGCTACTCCGCACCGCTCGCTGCATCGCTCCGCGGCTCAACTCAACGATTTGTTATGTACTACGCAACGAACTCCGCTCCTCACGGCCCCTCTCGGCATCGCGTCAACGCGCTCCGCCTCGCGACGCTCCGCTCCGCTTCTCCCCGCAGAGCTACTCAAGGCAACTCGACGATTTGTTTGTTATGCCGCACCGCTCCGCGCCTCGTCGCGCCTTGGCTCTTCGCAGTGTAACGCGTCGCAACTCAATGCCGCTCCTCGCAATTCAACTCAACGATTTGTTTGTTACGTCGCTTCTCAGCGCATCGCTCCGTATCGCAAAGTGGCACAACTCATCACAACACTACTCAACGATTTGTTTGTTACAAGGCAACTCAACGCAGCCCAATGCAACTCGTCTGGCCTCGACGCGCCGCGGCTCATCGCAACTCGACGATTTGTTTGTTACAACGCAACGAACGGCACTGCGCTCCTCGCGTCAACGCCACGCATTACGCCACTCCTCAATGCTCCGATCCGCAACTCAACTCGACGATTTGTTTGTTACAACGCAGCTTGGCACAAGTCGGCGCAGCGCTATGCGTCGCATCGCCCCGCATATCAACGCATCTCAACGAACTGAAACTCTAACAAGGAAAACCAATGTTCAAACGTTCGAAACAAACTCTGGAAATGTGTGACCTGTTCCGTAATGCAAACGGACACCTGAGTTACGCAACCATAGAGACGCACTTCGGAAAAACAATTAATGAACTGCGTCCCACAATAATCGCTGCAAAGCGATACCTCGAAAGAGACGAAAGCATCGTCTTCGAATGCATCAGAGGCGAAGGATACAAACGCCTCGACGATAGCGCAAAAGTGGATAGCCTCAAAACATTCACAAGACGCATCAGACGTACCGCTAACAATGGGCAACTCCGCGCACATACCGTCGAAAAACGAGAACAACTCACCAATGACGATAGATTGCGGCTCACGATCCGTGAAACCGCCTTCTACGCCATTCAATCGCAACTCCATGAAATCAACGATAAGGATAGATAAATGATTGATGATCGCATCTGCATTTTCTACGTCGCGGACCGCGTCGAAGATATCGCAAAAGCCGCCAACCCAACCAAAAAGGCACAAGACTTTTTGAAAGAACTAAACCATAATATCGGTGTGGATGCGCGTAGGAAGCGCAACAATCCTCCTCCGCCGCCACAGAATGAAATAACTGCCCCGCGGAAACGGAGAGGAAGGCCAAAGAAAAATGGGTGACGAACAACTCTCAACATTCCAGTCAGCGCACCTGCGCTGGCTGAAACAACAAGTAAATAACCTACAAGACTTGCGATACACAAGCAAAGCACCTAATGACCTAGATCGACAACTCTTCGCCGCCCGCGAAGAACTCGACGACTACGTCAACCAATTGAGAGAGCATGGAATAAACATATGACACTCATCGAAACCATCATCAAAACACTCGAAAAAGAATACGATGATATCATCTGGGACTTCGGCGTCGATGACCCACGGCTCGCGGACCTCGGACGACAACTCATCCATTATAAAAAACTCAGCGCCGCTGGCGAACTTTACGAACCTGATTTCTAACCTTTACTTTAGTATGCGACAATTTGTCGCATTAAGCTATATGCGATTTTATGTTATTATATGTGATGGGGTAAAATGCACCCCGCGCTGTTTGACATTCGAATATCTCAACCCGACTAGGGGCAACGCCCTGATCATGTCAGACCAAATCTTTTACTGAGGTAAAGTAAAATGACAGACCATGTTCTATCAAACGGAACAACATTTCTCGCAATAACCGCCGGAATGTACGGCTCTTGGGCCAAAGCAACTGACCCAATTACCGCCATAAAAAATGCTCACGGTAGTGCCGGTGGCAAAAAAAATGCAATCTACGTCATTCATGGCGTAAGCGACGAAATACAATGCACCGAATTGGGCGGTTATCAATGGGACAACAAAAATCCCCCAACACCGCTTGGGATTTTTACCGTCACAGACCGATCCATCAAACCTGTTGCAAAAGGAGATTTTAACAAAAATCACTCCGATTGTCAGGAATGGATGCAAGACCAACTGGACGAACTCGCCCGTTGGAAACGAATGCGCGAGGAAGAACAGAAAAACGCCTGACACCAAAGCCCGCAAATCGCGGGCTTTTTTATTGTCTTGACTATTATCCCATATTGTCCCATACTAAGCCGTCGTTATGAGGAGAACAATATGACTAGCGAATATAGAATAGCCCTCGAACACTGGGCCAAACAATTCCGCAACGGAACCCTGTCCGATGAGTTCGCAGACGAAATAGCTTACCTACTCGAAGATAAAGCGCACGATCTCAAATTGGATGAAGAAAAAACATTCGGCATCTACGATACAACGGAGACAGACCAATGAAAAAACGATACCGCGTCGAAGTCCGCCAAATCAACGTCTTCTACATCAAAGCAAAAAACGAAGACAAAGCACGGCAAATCGCTACCGAAGATTTCATCTGGGACGAAGATCAACGTCCACCAAACCATTACGGCGTAGACATCATAGTCGATGAAGTAGACAGAGAGGGGTGGACAACATGAAAATCGACGAAGGATATTACAACTGTGAGATAAGCCGTACCGAGGATTGTGATCACGGCCCATGCACAGAGTACCTCGTAGCCGATCTAGGCATACGCTTCTACCTCTACGACAACGAAATTACGTTGGTTTCGTTCCACGAAGAAGAGGAGCGAACAGCATGATGATCCATATCTCACGAGACGAAGCGCAAACATTGTTGAACGCGGTCCAAGACGCAATGCAAATGTCTCGAAATGAACTGACAGAATGTTTTGTTGACGAGGAGTATGCCCATTTCTGTAATACTTTCGTAAAATCGTTTGATCTCGAACAAAAGATAATGAGGTGGTTAGACAGTGATCAAAAAGAATGAAGACAAAATTATCTGCGCCGCAATCCTGATCATAGTTTTGGGATGGATATTCGGGGTCAGCGTCGGAATACTGTGAACAAGGGGCGTAACATTTGTTACGCCTTTTATATATATAGCCAGAAAAATAAAAAAAATAATTTTTGCGTTTAAGGGTGTTACAGGTGTTACGGTGTTACAAACATATTTAAGTGTATATAATAAAAAGGTTTTCTTGTAACTTTTTTGTGTAACACCTTCAATTCAAAAATGTTACATTTTATACCTTCCCATACACTCACATAAACACCCACACTAGATTTAGTGGTTTTTGTTTGTTAAGACACAATTATAGCAAAATAAAAGGTGTTACAAATGTCGAAAACGCCGCTAATTCCGAAGGGTTTGGTGTTACGCGCAAAGAAAAAACCCACCGGAAAACGCTGGACAAAACAAAATCCAGACGAATTAAGAGGCCGCAAGCGGCTTCACGAAAACTCTCCCCTGACACGTATGCAAGAAAAGTTTGTTAAAGAATTGGTTTCAAATGACGGGACCATCACAATGTCGGAAGCAGCGGAACGCGCAGGGTATACAAAAAAATCAGCGCCTGTTCGTGCTTCCCAAATGACTAACCCGCATATCAGCCCGCACGTTTGTGCCGCTATCAAACGATATCGGGATGAATTGGACGCAAAGTTTGGCATCACATACCAAAGACACATACGAGACTTGCAGCGTATCCGTGACCTTGCTTTGGAGAACGGGGCATATAGCGCCGCGGTCCAAGCAGAATATCGACGCGGTCAGGCACAGGGCGACATTTATGTAAGCAAGTCGGAAATTCGACACGGCAGCATAGATAGTATGAGCAAAGAAGAAGTCCAAAAAGCTTTGGAAGAATTGAAGCGTACCTATGGCGCAATTGATATTACCCCAGACGAAGATGGAAGCGGGCTTGTACCAGCAATTGAAGGCAGCTTCGAAGAGGTCGAAGAGGAACTTAATTCTAACTAGAATTGAGAACTGGGCAAGCCAAGGTATTCCGGACCTTATGATTTGCGACGAACGCGGGCAGTTTCATTTTGTAGAATTAAAGTTTTGTAGGGCAAACGCAGTAAATCTTAGCCCGCATCAAGTCGCTTGGCATATCCGTCATAAGCACAGTAGCACTTGGACGCTGGTCAAAAAGCAAAGCAAACCGGACGCGTCGCCATATTTATTTTTGTTCCATGCAAGCCAAGCTTTGGATTTAAAAGCGGACGGCTTAAAAACTGAACCGCGATTGATGCACGAAAAGAAATTTTTGTGGGATGACATTTTCGGCTTGATATGTCCCACATGATCGCATATTCTCTTAGGTGCAGCAGTCTAGGAGGCGCTATGTTTTTATTGAATTGGATTGGACGTTTAATCTATGGCGCGGATTATGACGAATTGTCCCGACGCGCCAGCAAGCCAAAAAGGCGACGTAGACGATAGAAAAGGCCCCGCATTGACGCGGGGTTTTTTATTTGGTAGGATATGCGACATATCTTATATGAGGGTTAAACAATGCTAAAAACTGTTGAAATATCACGGGCAAAGAAAACCAAAGGAAT